ATCCAACGCGTGAAAGTGTCCCTGATCAAGCGGTTAAGTTTAAATTTAAAGGCGATCTTGGGTAAGTATGAATGCCAACACCAGTAATCTCCGACGACAAAATGACAGTAGGCAGCTCTGGAAGCGGCAAGCATTGGACAAAGTCCGAGGTAGAGTCGCGGCAGGCAGCAGCAGAAAATTTCCGGCGAGGGGGGAAGCGTGTAGTGTTGCGAGCACCAGCCTGGCTCAACGATCCGGCCAGGATCGTCTGGAAAAATACGGTCAAGAGGCTGCGTGGCCTGGAGCTGCTCGATACGCTGGATACCGACCTGCTCGCCATGTATTGCGACGCGGTTGCCAAATATCAGAAAGTCAGCGAAGCGCCGGAAATGGACTCCGATGCGATCAAGGCGCTGCAAGCCTGGTCCAGGCTGGTGCTGGCTTATGCAGAAAAACTGGGTCTATCGCCTGGCGGACGTGCCCGGCTGGCCAAAAAGAAAGCCGAGAAAAAGGCCGATGACTTTGCGGATGCGTTCGACGGTTAGCCTGGTACTGGTGATGGCAATGCTTATTCATCCTGCTACCCAATATGCTCTGGATGTGGTCTCCGGTCAACGAGTGGCTGGAGTTGCAGAGCGCCAGGCTTGCCAGCGCCACCTGGATGATCTACAGTGTCAAGGCAGCGATAATTTCCCGTGGATCTTCGACGAAAGCAAGGCTGCCAGGATTTACACCTGGTTCAATTTCTGTAAGCACGTCGAAGGTCCGTTGGCTGGACAGCCCATTCAGCTCGAGGCGTTTCAACAGTTTGACCTGGGAGTGGTGTTCGGTTGGGTTCACGCCACAACTGGCCTTCGGCGTTTCGAGAAAGCCTATGTCCAGGAGGCGCGCAAGAACGGAAAGTCCACCTTGATGTCTGGCGTGGCCTTGTACCTGATGGCTGGAGACAAGGAGGAGTCGCCGGCAGTGTTTTGCGCTGCCGTAGATAAAGAGCAAGCACGCATCATTTACCGCTCGGCGAAATCGATGGCGCAGAAATCGCCGGACATTCGCAAGCGGCTAAAGATCCGGGATTACGAAATCGGGCATATCAGCCGCGGCGGGCAGATGCGCGCCCTGTCGAAAGATACCAAGAATAAAGATGGCCTGAATCCATCCGGGGCAATTATTGATGAATACCATGCCCACCCGACCAGCGAAATTTATGATTTGATCTGGTCAGCCTGGGGCCAGCGGGCGCAGGCGCTGATGATGATTATTACTACTGCTGGCCTGGACGTGGAGAATAGCCCTTGTTACCGGGAGTACGTTTACTGCAAGCAAATTTTACAGGGCCTATTATCCAATGATCGTTATTTCGTGATGATCCGGGAATTGGATCCGGACGATGACGAACATAACCCGGCCGTGTGGATCAAGGCCAATCCGCTGCGGGCAGCTTCGCCGGCCGGAGTCGTACGCATCCAGGCTCAGCACGATGAGGCCTTTAGCTCGCACGACCCGGCGAAAGTGCGCACATTCCGGGTGAAGAACCTGAATATCTGGGTAAACGAAAGGCCAGGCGGCTACCTGGGCGATTATATCCAGGCGTTTGATAAGTTGGCAGTGAGCCGTGATGCATTTATTTCCCTGACCCGGGGCCGGCCGTGTCTGGTGGGCGTTGATCTGTCGAAGAAGATCGATCTGACGGCAAATGCGTTTGTTTTTCTGCTTGATGATGGCCGAATTGCCGTCACTGCACACGGGTTTATGCCAGAGACCGGAATCGCACGTCATGAGAAGAGTGACCGTATACCTTACCAGGACTGGGGTCGGGATGGCTGGCTGACAGTTACACCTGGTGATGTAACTGATTACTCATTCATCAAGAGTCATATCCTGGATTGTGAGGGTGATCACGGCTGGCAGGTTAAAGAGATTGCCTTCGATCCGTACAATGCCACTCACTTTGCCAACGATTTGCAAGCGGACGGTTACACCTGCGTGGAAATCCGCCAGGGCGTGCGCACACTGAGCGAGCCTACCAAGTTGCTGCGTGAGCATATTGCCCAGGGAAAGCTTGTGCATGATGGCTCACCACTGCTGCGCTGGTGCCTGGCGAATGCGGTAGTCGAGCAGGACAGCAATGAGAATATTAAGCTATCCAAGCGCACAGCCACCGATACGCAGCGTATCGACCTGGCAAGCGCAATGATCAATGCCCTGGCCCGCCTGGCTGTGCTGAAAGGTTATCAGGATATCAGCAACGATATCCTGAATGAAGGATGGGGCATGTGAACCAGATGTCTCAGTATCGCGATTATCATACCGGGCGCCCGGCTGCTGTGTTGGGCGGTGGGCCATCGTTGCCAGAGGATCTGAAACGTTTGCCTTCGGGTTGTGTGTTGATCGCGGTCAATTTTCATGCTTTCTATTATTGTCGGCCAGATTACATGGTTTACAACGATCATCCAGAGTCTACGCCCGAACTGGCTAAAGCCGTGCAGGATTGTCATGCAACATTGGTCAGTCCTGATCCAACATCGGATATCGCCTTCGATATACCGGTGTGGACTGGTTTTTACAGCTCGAACACAGCAGCCTGGTTTGCCTTGTGGTGTGGCTGTGACCCGGTCATTTTATGTGGATGCGATTGTTACCAGAGTGATGTCAAATATTGTCACCCCTACAATCACGATCAGCCGAATTTCCATTATGGAGTTGATCACCATTTGCGGCCGTGGATCGAGGAGGGGCGGGTGATGCTACCACATGTGGAACGGCTAAAGGCCATGTCCGGGCCACTGGTGAACGTTTTTGGTCAATATGAGGCACAACAATGAGGCGATGGGCATTTGCGTTAATTGACGATGTTTGCCTGCTGGCGGGATGTGGATGTATCCTATATGGCCTGTCGCTATGGAGCACAGTGATAACCTGGATCGCCGCGGGTCTAATGCTGGTGGCGGCGGGGGTCCTGATTGGGAAAGTGAAGGCAAAACATGCTACTGAGTAGTTTATTGAGCACAAATTCAAAAGTGCGGGAAGATCCCAACACCACACCGCGCCCGGATTACGCGCCTAGCTACGGGTATAGTACTGATGCAGGCGAGCGGGTTTCGGTGACCGCGGCACAATCGATTGCCACAGCATACCGAGCAAAGAATATCATCTCAGACGATGTAGCCAAGATGCCCTTTCAGGTTATTCAGCGGGTTGGGCGCAGCATTCAGCAGATATTGCCCGATCCGATCACTCGCAACATGGCGTATCTGTTGCAGGTCAGTCCCAACACATGGGGATGGACCCCATTTCAATTCAAGAAATCTGTCATCGAATGGTTGCTATTCTATGGCAATGCTTACTTGTGGTCGCCAGTGGTTGGCCCGCGGCAGGTGTTGATTCTGCCGGCAGACCGCACCCAGCCGGTTTTTGATATGGACGGTAACCTTTGGTACCGGCACACGTTCACCAACAACATTCCTGCCTATATTCCGGCCGTCGAGATTTTGCAATTGATGATCAACCCAGACTCTACCGGGTTTATCGGCCGGGGTGTGATTACTTTTGCCCGCGAAACTTTCGGGCGCCAGCTTGGGGCCTATCGCACGCAGTCGAAATTCTACGCCAATGGCTTTCTACCAGCGGCCTATGTTCAGATGGCCGGCGAGCTTTCTGCAGAAGCACGTGGCAAAGTGCGCATGGCCTACGAGGAGTCAATGGGCGGCAGTGAAAATGCCTATCGCCTGGCAGTTTTCGATAGTCGCATTACCAAATTTGAGCCGATTAACATTCAGCTTAAAGATGCTCAATTTCTGGAGTCGATTGCTGCCAACGATAAGGACATTGCCAACTTCTTTGGCCTGCCTGAGCATATGCTCAACCGTGGCAAGGAGTCGTACAACTCCAATGAGCAAAAGTACATTGAGTACTTGCAGGGCACACTGGATGCCTACCTAGTGCCCTGGGAAGAGGCCGCCCGCATACGTTGGTTGCGATCGGACGAACAGGCATATACCTATTTCCGCTTTGTGCGCGAGTCGTTGCTGCGTATGGACTCGAAGGCCAGGGCCGAATCGATGGCCGTCCGCATCCAAAACGGGATGATGACCCCCAACGAGGCTCGTGAGAAAGATGACATGGGCGCTTACCTAGATGGAGATCGTTATTATATGGCGGGTAATGTCCTGCCGATTGGAGGAATATCGAATGACTGATAAGCCCTTGCGTTGTTTTGAAGGCAGCGCGCAACCCTATGAACCGTTCTGGCGATTTGTAAACCAGGCAGAGAGTGAAAGTGGGCAAGCCGAACTGGAACTTTATGGTATTTTGTCTGAATATTCCTGGTTTGATGATGACATCACTCCAGCCAAATTCAAAAATGATTTGTACGAGGCTGGAAAGGGTGGCCCGGTGCTTCTCAAGGTGAATTCACCAGGCGGAGATGTGATTGCTGCCAGTGTCATGCGTGCTATCCTGACTGATTATCCTGGAGAGGTTACTGCCCGCGTAGATGGTATTGCTGCGAGCGCAGCAGTAATTGTGACGACTGCTGCCAAGCACGTAAAAATGCTTGATACCAGTTACATGATGATCCACGATCCAGCTTTTGTGATTTTCATGGCCTACCTGGACATCGAAACATTGGAGCAAATGTATTATCAATTACTCAGCGTCAAAGATGGCATTCTGATTGCCTACGAAGCTCGCACAGGGATGAACAAGACTCACCTGGCGCACATGATGGCTGACGAAACCTGGATGAGTGCACGCCAGGCAGTGGAATACCACTTTGCCGATGAAGTCATTGCCGGTGGACAGCAAACGCGTAATGTGAGCAATGCCGGAATTGTCAATTGCTTACGCAGTTACAGCAAAGTTCCCGAGCCTGTTTTGCAGGCATTCTTACCGGTTAGTTTACCGATCTCTCAGGCGTCCAGCGCGCCTGGGCTATTGGAAGCTGAAGAACGCGAGGCGCAGACCTTGCGCGAACGAATACAGACCATTCTGAAAGGAGCATCACATGCTTGATCTGAAACCCTATTTCGATGCCGTGAATGCGGCAAACGATGATGTGCAGCGCATTGCACACGAAATTGATGCGCTGTTTACCGAGGGAACGGACGAAAGCAAATTGAAGGCGCTTGCTCTACGCCCCGCGCTGGACGAGGCACAGACCAAACATGCCAATGCCGTATCGCTCTACGAGGCCATGCAAAAGGCCAATCGTCCGAACGATGTGGCGCGCAATTTCGTACCTGTTTCCAACACGCAACTCGACCAGGCCGAAGGCAATCAGCCGGCGGTCATTAAACGCCAGGAGTATGACGGGATGTCATTGGTAGACCGTGCCCGGTTCATCCGCTCCGGCGGCACGCTTCAGGACTGAAACCAGAGGACTAAAAAGGAGGTCCAAACCATGTCTAACACGCTTACCAATCTCATTCCTACCATCTACCAGGCGAAGGACATTATCCTTCGTGAGTTGACTGGGTTCATCCCGGCAGTGACGATGGATGCATCCGGCGAACAGGCTGCGAAGGATCAGACTATCCGTTACCCGGTAGTGCCTGCGTTGAGCGCCGCGGATATCTCGCCGGCTGCAACTGGTCCCGATCCCAGCGCCACGACTCAGGGTTCGGGCACGATGTCAATCAGCAAGGTTCGCTCGGCGACGTTCTTCTGGGAAGCCGAGGAACAGAAGGGCCTGGGCAGTTTATATGGCATGATTCTGCGGGATCAATTTGCACAGGCGATGCGGACACTGGTCAACGAAGTCGAGGCTGACCTGGCCGCGCTTTATATTTACGCCAGCCGGGCTTATGGTACTGGTGGCACCACGCCATTCGACAGCACCAATAAGCTGGCCTTCATGGCGCAACTGCATAAGATCCTGGCAGATAATGGCGCACCGATGAGCGATTTGCAGTTGTTGCTGAATACCACTGCTGGCGCTGCGCTGCGCACTCTGACCGAGATGTGGCAGGCAAATACCGCAGGCGGCGTTGACTTGTTGCGGCGCGGCACGTTGGTCGATCTGATGGGTTTCCAAGTGCGCGAGAGCGCGCAGGTTGCCAATCACACCAAAGGCGCCGGCAGTGGTTACCTGGTGGATCTGACTGCGGGGTATGCGGTTGGCTCGACTACTGTCCATCTGGATACTGGCACTGGCCAGGTCAAGGCGGGCGATATCCTGACCAACTCAGCCACCGGGCGTGATACCAACAAGTATGTTGTGGCTACTGGCCATGCTACCGGAGGCGAACAGGACTATGTCCTGGCTAATCCGGGTCTGAAGGTGGCATGGGTCAATAACGATGCAGTGGCAATCGGTAACAGCTATGCAGCCAACCTGGCCTTCTCCCGGTCGGCATTGCATTTGCTGATGCGGGTGCCAGCCATGCCGGAAGGCGGCGATGCTGCGGATGATGTGACGGTGATCACTGATGAGCAGACTGGGATCAGTTTCCAGATAGCGATGTATCGCCAGCGCCGCCGGGTAGCCTACGAAGTGGGCCTGGCCTGGGGCGTGAAGGCTGTCAAGCCCGAAGCCATTGCTATCCTGCTCGGATAGGCGGCACGATGAGCAGCGTATTAGCGGCCAACCAGGCACAATTGATTACCTTTGTAATCCTTGATACCAGCGGCGATGAGCTGGCCGGGCTGGGCAACGCGTTTGCGTTAGAACTCTCGAAGAACGGCGGGGCATTTGCTGCCGGTGTTGGGACAAAGGCTGAGATTGGATCGGGATGGTATTCATATGAGTTGACTGCCAGCGAAACAGACACATCCGGGCCGTTATCTATTGTAGTGACAGGCACCGGCGCCGACCAGCTCAACTTGAGCTATGAGATCAGGCCCTATTATGCTGAGAGTCCTGCCGGGACAAATATCCTGACGGCAGCCGAGGCGGCTGAGGTGCTGCGTTGTGAAACGACAGACGCGCTGATGCTGGCTCTGCTGCCGTCTATCGATGCGTATATCGAAAATGCTACGGGCCACGATTGGACAGCGGACACATCGATTCACGAATCGGCCAAAGCAGCTGCACGGATGCTGCTGGTAATGTGGTACGAAAACCCGGCCATGCAGGCCAGTGGCATCACCAGCCTGAGTCATGGCCTGGCGGCCGTATTGGCACAGCTTGAGGCACTGGCGTTGCGTTATGTGGTCTTCGAGGGCCTTACCGGCGTGGGCTGGATAGTCCTTTCTGGCGCTCATGCTGGCGACACAGTAAGCGAGCTGATTGGTGTGGTTGGAGTCAGTGGTAACCAGTCGGCGAATTTCGCCAGCGTGATCGAGTATGACGGTTTGCTTGAACAGATCAGCACGAACGACCTGAACGACAAGTATTACCGTGTGTTGCTCACACCGCCGGCTTAGATGTTTGCGTGCAAACAATGGTCATCAACGGTAAACCCTTCAATCCCGGTGAATTGCGCACCCAGATCACGCTCAAACAGCGGTCGGTGACTGCTGCTTCTGGCGGATTCAAGATTGCCGTGGCGGGCGATACTATCGCCACAGTGTGGTCGAAATGGGAGAACGCGCACGGGCCGGATGTATGGGCTGCGCAATCGGTGGGCGCGGTGGCGCCTGCAACGGTCACCATCCGCTACCGGAGTGACGTTGACCCATCCTGCTATGTGCAGCGGGGCAGCGAGCTATATGAAATCATCTCGATGGACAATATTCGGAACCGGAATGAGTACATCGAAATGAAGGTGAAGCAAGTGGTGGAGGGATGACATGCCGGTTAAAGTAAAGCTCGACTTCAGGGCATTCTCCAACTACCTGGAAGATATCCAGAAAGCCGGCAAATTGGTGAATGAGGCGGTCGAGGCGGCGCTGGATGCAGGCGCAGATGTGCTGGTGAACGGTATGAAATTGCGGGCGCCGGTAGACACGGGCAATCTGCAGGAGCACATCGACCGGACGCCGGTGATATGGGACGGCAACGATGCTTACGTCTATGTGGGCCTGCTGCGCAATGTGGATGCTGAGACAGCACGTTACGGCACAACGCAGGAATATGGCAGTGCCAAGATGCCAGCGCACCCGTATATTCGGCCAACGGTCGATGAGGACCGCCGGAAAGTGCGCAAGGTGATGGTGACTGAACTGAAGAAGCGCGGATTGGATATTGGAGAATGACCACAATCTTTGAGCGTGTGGCTGTTGCGCTGGATAATCTGTCGCCAAGCGTCCCTTATGCCAGCAGCATTTATATCCCGGCAACTGGATCGGTGCTGCCAGATGTATTCCTGGTTTATAACCTGGTTTCCAGCCCGCCGGAGCAGCACGGAGACGATACCGAGCGAATGCGTTCGTACCGTGTGCAAATCAATATCTGGAGTAAAAGCGGCCTGGTCAGCTTGCCGGATTTGGATGGTGTGATGACCACGGCTGGATTTATGAAGGCAGGCAAAACACAACTGCCTTATTCACAGGATACAGGCCATTTCGGCCTGGCGAATGACTATGTCTACGTAGAAGATGGAGTGTGAAAACCATGACAGTCAATGTTGCTGAATACAAAAGCGCCATTGGCCTGGATAGCCTGTATATCGCAGAGGTGACCCAGGACGATGCTACTGGATACGTGGCGGATACGCCAATTTATTTCGCTCCGGCCGCAGAGGCCAGCGCCGAGCCATCCACCAGCCAGAACACCCAATATGCCGATGATGGGCCATATGACGTGATTGTTGGCGAGGGCGAGACGGCGATCACGTTGACGGTAACTGGTATCCCATCTGAGGTATTGGCAGCGATCACGGGCAACTCGTTTGATACGGTGAGCGGGCGAATTTTCGACGAAGGCGGCACGCCGCCCGAGTATGCTCTGGGATTTCGCTCAAAGAAATCTAATGGCTCCTACCGGTATTTTTGGTATATGAAGGGGCGCTTTAGCGTTCCATCGGAGTCGTTCACTACCAAAAACGACAGCCCTGAACCACAGCCAGTGCAAATCACATTCACGGCCGTGCGCACGATCTACCAGTTTGATGTGGGCGATCACAATGCCACTGTGAAGCGGGTCTTTGGTGATACTGACACCACCAATTTCAGTGCAACCGGGTGGTTTACCCAGGTGCAGACGCCCAGTGCAGTTTCGCCTTCGGCGTTGGCACTGAGCAGCAGCGTGCCGACGGATGGCGCCACGGACATTTCGATCAGTGCGAACCAGACGTTGACCTACAACAATGCTCTGACCGCGGATGCAATCTACAATATCTCGCTGGTCAAGGTAAGCGATTACTCGGTAGTGAGCGCAACGATCTCGCTGGATACTACGGCGAAGATCGTAACGATCAACCCGGCGTCGAACTTGACCAACAGCGCGGAATATCTGATTGTGGCCAATGTGACTGATATCTATGGCCAGCATCTGAACAGTGTGGTCAACTTCACTACGGTGGCTGCGTGATGAGTGCATTGGCGCCCATTAGGCTCACACTGTATAACCCGGAAACTGACGAGGTAATCCGGGAATATACGCGATCTTTTATCCCGTGGGAGCTGCTCAAGCGCGCGCTGCGGTTGCAAAAGGTGCTGAACACTGATGAAATAAATGAGAGTGACCTGGATGAGTTAGCCGGGCTGGTGGTTGCTGTATTTGGAGACCAGTTCACGGTGGAACAGCTCAATAACGGCGCGGACATGGGTGAGATGTTGGCAGTGATCAACGCCATCGTTTCTCGGGCCAGCCAGTTGATCCAGGGATCGCCAAACCCTACGATAGCGGCGGCAGCGCGCAATCGTTAGAAAGCGATTGGTGGTTGGAGATCGAGCAGGCGCTGGTGGAGCGATATCATTGGAGCCTGTTCGATCTTGACCAGACGGATATCGAGAGCTTGATCCCGTTCGTGATGCACGTGGCGAGAAACAGCAAAGGCGAGCGACGGCAAAAGCTACAACAGCAGTTTTGTGATCAGGTGAGTTGGCTATGACGACTCCTCCAATCAATACACGTTTCGGCGCGGATACCACTGATTTTCAGGCCGGCCTGGCGGCAATGAACCGCGAATTGCGAGTGATCGAAAGCGGCTTTCGTGCCAGCGCATCATCTCTGGGTGATTGGTCGCAAACAGCTACCGGCCTTGAAAGTCGCATGGCTGCGTTGACTGACGAAATCGATATTCAGCAAGCAAAAGTGGCGGCGCTGAACAAGGAATATGCGCGCATCGCAGGCGAATCGGGCGAGGGTAGTAAAGCGGCTCAGGAGTTACTAATCAAGCTGAATAAAGAGACCGAGGCGCTGGGCAAGATGCAGACCGAATTGCGCCAGACAGATGATGCGTTGAATAAGTTGGGAGACGAATCTGACAATGCTGGTGACGAGATCCAGGACCTGGGCGAGAAGACCGGTAAGACTAGCTCATTGATGGAAGGGATGAAGAAGGTAGCTGGCGGGCTGAGATCGGCGTTGAGCCTGGCAGCAAAGGCAGCGGCCGGTCTGGCAGCAGGCGCGGTGGGCATCGGGTTAGGGATTGCCAAGCTGGTCACAGATACAGCAGCCAGCTCTGCCGAACTGGTTGATCTGGCGGCGAAAACTGGCCTGACTACAGACCGTTTGCAAGAATTGGCTTATATCGGTGACCAGGTCGGCACGGATGTAGACACAATGACTGGTGCAATGGCGCGGCTGGTGCGCTCGATGGATTCTGCGCAGAGTGGCCAGGGTGACATTGCTGATGCATTCAAGCAATTGGGCATCAGTGTGATCGATGCCAATGGCGATCTACGTGATTCCGAGCAGGTTTTCTATGATGCGTTGACGGCAATGGGGGAAATTGCCAATGAGACGGAACGCGATGCAATTGCAATGCAAATTTTTGGCAAATCGGCGCAGGAGCTGAATCCGTTGATCAAGGCCGGATCGAAGGAATTGGCCAGACTGGCTGTCGAGGCGCGTAACGTGGGGGCAGTAGTAGATACAGAAACCCTCGGTTCGATGGCAGATTTCCAGGATTCGCTGGATAGCATCAAAGCGGGGCTGAAGGGCACATTGGCGACGTTGGCCGGGGCGTTCCTGCCGGGCTTTCAGATTTTGCTCAACCAGACATCCGGCTATTTGAAAGAATTTGCCAAGATCGTACAAACGTCGGATGGTGACTTGACTAAGATGACTGAGGGGGTAAGCGGGCTTGTTGGACGAATCACCCAAGACATTGTCAGGCAGGCGCCACAATTTCTGAAGTCGGGACTGGCAATCATTCAGGGAATTATCAAGGCGGTGACAGATAATCTGCCGACGATTCTCCCGGCTGCGATAGAAATTATCAAGACGTTGATCCAATTCATTGTGGATAACTTGCCATTGTTGATCAATGCGGGGATTCAGATTGTATTGGCATTGGTAGATGCTATTATTCCGGCATTACCAACGTTGGTCGAGGCAGGTATCCAGGCAATTATTGCATTGATCGAAGGAATTACAGAGGCGCTTCCGAAGATTGTGCCAGTGATTTCAGATGTGATTCCCAGGATTATCCTGATTTTATTGGATAACTTGCCATTGTTAGTCGATGCAGCGGCAAAATTGATTATTGCCCTGGCGCAAGGTTTGGCAGATGCCATACCGATTATTACACCGTATATGCCCCAGATCATCGAGGCGATGGTCAAAGCGTTGATTGCCTCGGCACCAATCTTGCTATTAGCAGCAGTAGAGTTGATTAAGGTGTTGGCCGAGGGGTTGGTTGCCGAATTTAGGTTGATCAATGACACGGGCAAGGCATTAATTGCCACACTGCTCCAGGCAGTGTTTGATGCATGGCCTGATATTTTGGACATTGGCAAGAAAATTGTGACCGGGATTTGGGCAGGGATGATCGGTAACGCCACCTGGCTGTTAAAGCAAGTGACGAAATTCTTCGATATGATCATCGATGGGGCAAAGGAGACCCTGGGTATTCATTCCCCATCGGCGGTTTTCGCCGAGATCGGCGCGAATGCCGGGCAATCCTATGTTGACAGTCTGATGGGAGCGTTATCTGGGGCGGGCAATGATCTTCGGGGAGCCTTCGGCCAGGCAGCCGGAGTGCTCAATGCAGGCCAAACAGTGAATCGGAATGTAACGCAGAATTTCAACCTGACAGCCAATTACCCGGCGCAATCTCCGGCGTCAGTGGCGGCAGATATCCGTTTGATGCAGATGCTGTACGGCGAGGCATAGCCATGCAAAGTGGCACTTTTGAGATATTGAAAAATAGTGTGGCGCTCGATCTTTCTGACCTGAGCAATTTTGTGCTGGAAAATTACGAAGGATTTGGTATGGCACCACTTCGCCGGATTACCGAGCGTGGGCCACTTCAGCATGGTCAGAGCGATGTGGGATATCGACTGGAGCCACGTCTGATCCAATTGGTATTGGCACTACGTTCAACTTCCTGGATTGGGTTTTATGCTCGCAGGCAGGAGCTGCTAAATCATTTTTCTCCAGTGGACGACTCGCCAATCATTTTGCGATTTACACAACCAGATGGTACGGTACGGCAAATTGACGGATATGTGATTGATGGGCCGGATTTTCCTAAACAAAGCGCGGTGCGTAGCCTGGTGCAGCGTGTGGCACTGCGCATCTCGTGTCCGGATCCGGCCTGGTATGATCCTACACGGCAAAGTGTGCGAATTGTGGGTGTTACCGGTGGGTCTGGATTTACTTTTCCAATGATTGTGCCGTGGACATTTGGTGGTGCTACGGTTAATTCGGAGACGACGATCAATTACGCTGGAACCTGGCTGGAATATCCAGAAATTCAGATTGTGGGGCCAATCCAGGATGCCCGAATTGAGCACGTGGACAGCGGAGATGTGCTCGATTTTGACGGCAATACAATTGCAGATGGCGACAGCTACACCATTGATTTGCGTTATGGGTATAAAACAATTGTTGATTCGGCTGGGGGTAACCAGATTGCCAAATTGACTGCTGACAGCGACCTGGCTACCTGGCATATGTCGCCAGGCGAGAATAATTTGCACATTACCGGCGCCAGCGCCGATACGACAACAGCAATTGTGCTGCGTTGGTATAACCGATATCTTGGAGTGTGATACGTGACCGAGAAAAGTTTGTTTTGGACGACAGATGGCACTGGTGATGGGCCGGCAGACGGCTACACGGCTACACAATTTTATGATTTTGTGCGGCGCCTGTTGTTGGGTGATGAAACTGCCCAGGGAGTTTTGAATGATGTGCTCAACGAACTCGCAGTCAGTGGCAGCACATCGCCGCTCAGCGTGGCTAGTGGTTGCGCCATCGTCTATGGCTTTTTCTACGAGAACACAGCAGCGTTGAACCTGAGTGTGACCACTCCGGTGGTAGACACTACGGGCGGACGAGTAAATCTGAAAGTTGACTGGACGGCGCAGACTGTGCGGGCTGTGGTGCAGCTCAACACGGACGGAACAGCGGCAATTCCATCGTTGGTGCAAACTGCCGGATCAGAGTGGAATATCAGCCTGGCAACGTTCACGATCACGACAGGCGGAGCGATTACGTTAACTGACGCCAGGCAATTCTGCCAATTCTCAGACTACGTTACTCAAGACTCGTTGAGCGATGTGGATGCACTATCGGTAATTGGCCGGGCAACGAACAGCGCCGGGCAGAGCGATGCCATTGCCGCGGGCACAGATGGTTACGTGTTGCGGCGCAGCGGGAACACCATCGGATTTGGACAGGTAGCCGAAGCTGGACTGGCTGATCTTGCAGTGACGTTGGGGAAGATTGCCAGCGATTCGGTGGACGACACCAAAGCTGGAAACCGGGTGCCACAGTTTTACAGACGACAGGGGGGATCAGCATCAGACTGGGACTCGGCAGGATCGACGACCTACACACCAGGCGCAGTGCGAATGCAAGGCGGGGCGGTCTCAGTGACGATATCAAACGGTAACAGTTCTGGAACGGCATCTGTAACTTTCCCAACGGCATTCAGTGCAAAACCAATCATCTTGTTGACGAACACCAACAGTGATTCGGTTATGTATACCGATGGAGCTGAATCAATCACGTCCAGCGGTTTCACCGTTCGGGTCACTCGTAATACAACCAGTGGAGACAAAACCTTGACCGTGTATTGGGTTGCAGTGGGAACGGAATAAAATGACCGAGTCATCACGTTTTTGGAACACCAATGGCATTGGCGACGGTGACGGCAGCGGTTTCGATCTGGATGCCATCTCGGAATGGCTACGAGGCATTTTTGCACGTGGCGGGTCTGGAGTATTGGAGAGCACACTCAACGAACTTGCAGTCAGCGGCAGCACATCGCCGCTCAGCGTGGCTAGTGGTTGCGCCATCGTCTATGGCTTTTTCTACGAGAACACAGCAGCGTTGAACCTGAGTGTGACCACTCCGGTGGTAGACACTACGGGCGGACGAGTAA